AGGAGAAGAGCGAGCGTGCATTGGTTAAGGAAGGAATGATTAAACAGTCAATGGATGATGTACGTACTGCGAAGGTATATTTGTTACCGAAGAATCCATATTTGCGATTCATTGAATTTCCAGATGGCACACATGGCAAGTTCCGTGCAAAGCCGGGTAGTTTTACCCTGGGAAGTATTGTTAAGGTAAAGCGTGAGGAGGGTGATATGTGGGGATTAACAGGAAATTATGACAGAAAGGACAGATTAGTATGAGTGATGAAGATGAGGTTGATTATGATGTACGAGGAGACATGCCGAGCGAAGAGGAGGAGGAGAGTGAGGATGAGCTTCAACGCATTGAGTTAGAGCGTATCAAGAGAAGGTAATGTGGATAATACCCAAAACATTATCAGCTTTTGTACCGGGTACGGAGGGCTTGAACTTGGCATTAGACGAGCAGGCGTGGATGTTAGAACAGTCTGCAATGTGGAGATCGAAGCATTCTGCTGCGCCAACTTGGCAGCGAAGATTGAAGAAGGGAGGATGGATAACGCACCTATCTGGACGGATCTTAAAACCTTCCCTGCACGAGAGTTTCGTGGAAAAATTTGTGGACTCATTGGTGGATATCCATGCCAACCATTCAGTTCAGCAGGCAAGCGACAAGGAGAAAAAGACCCAAGACACTTATGGCCATACCTCCTCAAGCACGTCAGGGCAATTAGACCTGTTTGGTGCTTTTGGGAAAATGTCGCAGGACACACCACGATGGGGCTATGGCGAGTCTTGTCCGATTTGGAAGAAGAAGGTTATAGAGTTGAGACAGGCATATTCAGTGCGGAAGAAGTTGGCGCTCCACACCAAAGGAAACGAGTCTTCATCCTTGCGTGCTTACCCAACGCCAGAAGCCCATACAGTGGAGAAGTACAGCTTACAGAAGGACGGACAGAAGAAGACGCAAAGGAGCAGGAATCTAACTGCAATGGCAATCAATGGGGAACTCGCAAAGGGGATGCGGAAAGGCGAGACGGAGATTGGTACTGCAATTCATGCGGATTGCTTATCTTCGGAGGATGTGGATGCGATCATGGAGAAATGCAATGCAAAGAATGTGGAGAATGGACATACCCATTTTACTACGATTTGCCAGAAGATGGATGCCAGCATTGTGGGTCAGAAGAATTGGGCAACTCCACAAGCAAGCGACCACATCGAGGGAGCGAGAACTGCGAAGGAGAGCAATCAGAAGTGCTTGGGGAGAGACTTGAATCAGATGCAGAATTGGCCAACTCCACGAGCAGGCAACCCAGGCAGTCGCAAGCCCGGAACGGGGGGCAAGATACTAGCGGAGGAAGCGAAGATACACAATGGCCTGCAAGACCAGGAGAAGAGCAATACAAGTGGGAAGAACCAAGGGTCACCGAAGCTCAATCCTTTATGGGTAGAGCAACTCATGGGACTCAGCACAGGGTGGACAGACTTAGGCTCTTGGGGAATGGAGTTGTCCCCCAAACAGCAGAACTAGCATGGAAGACTTTATGGAAAGAAATGGATAATGGAAACTGAGCAAATAACTTGGGATGAAATGCAAGAAGCTTGGTATCGTTTTTGGGGGAAGAATAAACTAGCGATTTCGGAAGATGGCGAGGTGTACAGAACGAATGTACCCAGAGTAATGCCGTGTCGCAAAACACTTGATTTAAGAAGAAATGCAAGCAAGAGAACAATGTTACCACGAGTTTAAGAATATGATTCATCGCTGGTCAGAGGAATCTGACATGGTGGATGAACAGATCATTCAATGTATGGTGGATGCAGCGAAGGAGTACTATGATGAAGATGTCATAGATTTTGAATGCGACATCGTACTTGATGAGGAAGACGAGGAGGAAGAAGAATGAATATATACAAGCCGACAGGCGAGAAGGTGGAGAATTGGCCTCAATGGGTGAAGCGAGTAACCGATCAGAATGCGGAGTTACTTACTACTATTGCAGAGCATGAGAAGAAGAACGCAGAACTTACCACTGAGGTGGAAGAGTTAAAGAGGCGATGTTGCGATGTTTGGAGGGAACTCATGGAGGAGAAGGCAAAGCAATGAAGTGGGTTGATGGTGACGATGATTGGCATGTTGAACAACAGAAGTTATGGGCAAGGAAAAGCCCGGTTGGATGGTTAAGGTGTTGGAAGTGTGGCAAGCAATGGAAAATATTTGAAGAAGAAACCTGCAAGTGTAATGAACAGTGAAAGTACCACCAGGATACAATCCGATCTTTTGGAAAAAATACGGACGAGCGATATCCGAATCAGTTGTAAAATTACCGAGGTGCGACTTGCGAAAGCTAGGGCCACCACCCTTGCAATTAAGCCCAGAGGTGTTGGAACGGATACGGAATGCTGGACAATTGGTGAAAAGGAAATCCCGTGCAACTCGCTCGAAGAAGCGTTGATCGTAGGAATAGAGATACTTAATCGTGGCTAAGATAACCTACGCAGATGAGATAGACGCGCGCTTTGGCGTACCTTGGACAGATGACTTTAAGTATGTAAAGGGCGAGTTGGAGTGTGCATTAACAGATGAGGAGATAGATAGGTTGACTGTACAAGATCCTGTACGCGCAGAAACACTTACTCGCTTGCTTCTTGACCAACCAAACAGTGAGAAGGAAGATCCAATCGAATGGGGTTGGACTCTTCCTGGGTGGCGTAGGGTGATGGAGAATTGGAAGGATACAAAAATCCATGTTTGCTTGGGTGGTAACAGAAGTTCCAAAACCACCCTCGCGTCTCGCTTGCTTGTCCACTTGGCACAGAACATACCCGAAGCAGAGATACGTTCTTTGCATGTCAGTGAGGAAAGATCAATTTCTGATAGCCAGCGTTATATATGGGACTCGCTTCCGGCACGATACAAGAGAAGCAAGAAGAAGAGTGAAAATCATAGTCTGCAATACACACAGAAGAATGGATTTAATGCAGGCAAAGCAATCCTTCCACCTACTCATCCAGATGCCGAGCGTGGAAGTACGATTTTTTTTAATAATTACAGGCAGTTTATGGCAGACCCACAAATCTTTGAGGGATGGGCAGCCCATGCAATACACTGTGACGAAGAAATTCCTGAGAATATTTTTAACACGCTATTGGCGAGACTTACCGATAATCATGGTCGCTTGATTTTGACCTTTACGACCCTGCAAGGTTACACGCCACTAGTGAACAGTTTATTGAAAGGAGCTACGACAGTCAGGTCGAAGTACTCTGCGTTAATGGATAAGGAACTACCTACTGAACAAGTGTCTGCTAATTGGCCTGACTGTCGGATCTATTACTTTTGGAGTCAGGATTCACCCTTTGTAGATTCCAATGAACTTGTACGTACTTATAGTAAGCAACCACAGGAGGTAAAGCTTGCTCGATTATTTGGTATTCCAAGCAAGAGCTTTGAAGGAAAATTCGCAAAGTTCCAGCGTGAGACAAATGTAATAGAACATAGTAAGATTCCTTTTGTCCTCGATCCAACTGTATCGGTAACCCGTTACTTTATATGCGATCCAGGTGGTAGTAAACCTTGGGTTGGATTATGGGCAGGTGTGACCAAAGATGGGAAGATATATGTCTATCGCGAGTTCCCTGACAGTACGATGGGGGCATGGGCAATCCCACACATCAATGGTGCTGGTAAGGCAGTGGGTAAGCCTGGCCCTGGACAACGTCCTCTAGGTTGGGGATACTCACAATACAAGGATTACTTCGAGGCACAGGAAGAAGGAGAGGAGATATTTGAACGGATAGTTGACCCACGAATGGGTGCAGCCACAGTGCGTACCAAGGAAGGGGAGAGTAATATTATTAATACAATGAGTAACATGGGATTTGTATTCCGTGCTGCACCGGGCGTGTCCATAGACTCTGGTATTGCCAAGATTAATGATGCACTTAGCTGGGATGATACAGAGTCCATGACAGAAACAAATTGTCCCAAGCTTTACTTCTCTGATCATTGTGAAAATACAATATCGTCCATGCTTGAATATGCTGGAGAATCCAAGAATGACTACTTTTCTGACCAAATTGACTGCTTGCGTTACCTATTTGTAAGTGGTGCGGAACATATCACCCATCGTGACATTCAAGTCACAGGTGGTGGTGGGTATTAGATTGACTACATAAGGCTACTTTTGTAGCTTTATGCTACACATGCTCTCTGCCAGCGATCCAGAATTACTTTATGTCTCCAAAGAACCTGACATTGCCTACCTAAGTGAAGCGTACAAGCGCACACAAAGTGATTTGGGCGAGTGGCTAGACCGCAGGCAAAGAGACTACGATACTCGTCATTGCTTATGGTCAGGCAAGAGTGATGACTTTAAGAAGCACGCTTCACAAAGTTCAACAGGTGAGGTATTTCCTTGGGAAGGTGCAAGTGACCAGGAAGTAAAAATGGCAGATGAGTTAATCTCATGCCGAGTTGCCATGTGTATGAATGCAACAAGACGTGCGCACATAGTAGCCACACCCACAGAATCAAGTGATGTTGAGCGTGCCAATGTAGTGAGTATGTTCCTTCGTTGGTTAATCAATTCCAAGATGCAAGAGTTCTATCCTGAGATTGAACTTGGATTGAATCATTTATTTGAGAAGGGCATGATGGTACATTATTGCTGGTACGAGAATCAAGAACTCAAGCAGCAACAAACCATTAAGCTAGAAGAGATTGCTCAAGTCCTTCCACAAATTGCCGGAGCGATCCAGGATGGCAGCATGGATGAGGAGTTAAGTGAGGCACTAAAAACGCAGTTTGATATTAGCAAGTCCAAGGCACGGGCAATGTTAAAAGAAATGCGCAAGGATGGAGAAACCACAGTTCCTGTTACTCGCCAAGTTGTAAGTAGACCTAAGATTAAAGCCCTTGCACCAGACGAGGATGTATTTTGGCCAAGCTATTGTATCGATCCACAAGAAGCACCATATATGTTTCATGTTGTTTCCATGACACCCGAGCAATTAAAGGCTAAAATTAGTACTGAAAATTGGTCAGAAGAGTTTGTGGATGCTGCCATTGATGTGGCAGGGCAGGGGGAAAACGCAGACGATACACTTTACCAAATCCGAGATGATGATGAATTTACAAGAACGGATGATAATAGCTTGGTTAGAATTGTGTACTGTTATCAAAGACTATTGGATGAGGATAATGTACCCGGTATTTACTGTACCATATATCAACCCAACTTACCTG